CATTGTATCAATCTCCAGCGCAGATCTACGGCTTTTGAAACTTTATGAGGTTCCCGTTTTATAAAAACCTTCCAAAGTGAATCCAACTTGGGCTGTGCGAGAATGACTTGAACTCTGCTCCAAAGAACAGAGACCTGAAATTGACAAAAATCAATTCCATCAAATCTCAACCACTTTCCAATAGTTGGGGCTTCAGAAGAAAAACCGTAGCCTGGAGTGCTAGAGAATTCGAGGCAATGCAATACATTTAAGAAACTATCATAAGAAGACCAGTTCGTCATATCTATCCTACAGTTAGAGTAATGTTTCTCCATAACGTATAGAATAAATGCTTCCTAGTCGGCAGTCGGAACTGTCTGAGGGAACTGAGCTTCTTGATAGAACTTAGAATGTGCTAATAACGAGTCGAGCTCATCCTTTGCTTTTGTGGGTGGATGGACTCGGCCCCGCAACGATAAACCTATTCTTGAAAATCGGTTTGGCTTAGCGATGGAAGCATGGAAGCTTCTTGAAGGCGCACCGCGGCACGGTGCATCTCCTCCAACTGATCCTTTCGAACCATCGCAAGATATTTCAAGAAATTCTTCTTGTTCTTTACCTGAGTACGGGACTCGGTAGTTGACTCCGCTAAGATTTGAGATGGCTTGAATGACTCTAAGATTCCAACTGAAGCTGGAACCTGATCCTGAACGAGTGGTAAAGCCAATTTCGTCGAAGCCCCATGGAAGGGGCGATTCGGAAAAACCGACTCGGCGTCACGATAATTAAGCGCTTCCCATTTCTTGGCACCCAGCTTAGTTCTAAGCTGATCAGTGTCAAAGGTATGGTATCTTCCTTGGGCGTAAACAATGACTTCGTCATGTTGAGAGCGATCGATTTTAATACCATTTCTGATATTATCACCATCGAACCAACTTTTATTAGCCCAGTCCAACGACGAATCATTGTCTGAAGCTTCTTGTTTACAAGCCTCGGGAAGCAAGCGTTTGACTTTCATTCGGAGAAAATCAAGAGCAACGCCAACATTCGGGATGCCGCCAGTCTGATGAGCTCCATAAGCAGTGTTTCCAGAAACATACAATGCTCCCGAATAACCCTTGTCCGTGGTGCCCCGATAGGCGACATAGCCAAAGCCCATTGCGAAGTATGGTTCCAACGTTGAAGAGGTTCCATTACCCGCAACTCCCACCACAGATGCAGTTGTCGGATTTTCGAGGAAGCCAATGCTAACCATTTGCGTAGCCAGATTCGCCCAATCCCCGTCCGATAGATGCCAAGCAATGCAATCATTGCACAGTATAACTGAATTGTCCTCAACAAGCAAGATCTTCTTTGCAGAAGCCCTGGTGTCAAAACAATAAACATCCTGGTGGAATTTCTTAACGTAGTAATAAACGTGTTCCATAGTGACCAAAGCGTT